CAAAATATATTGGATTGAATTGATAGTACGGTAAAAAAATCACCAAATAAATAACATATATTATTTGGTGAAGTATGGGTAGAAAAGTTTATGGAATTAAAAAAGCCAATGTAGAAGTTCAATATGGAATGAAAGAAATCCAGCAATTGGCCAAATGTCGTATAGATCCAATATATTTTATTGATACTTTTGTCAAAGTACAACATCCAACAAAGGGTATCGTGCCGTTCAAGCTTTTTGATTTTCAAAAAGACATGATTAGAATGTTTCATTCTAAGAAAAAAAGTATCGTCCGCTCAGCACGCCAGAGTGGAAAAAGTCAAACTGTAGCTGCATATTTATTATGGTTTGCCATGTTTACAGACAATGTTAATGTGTTGTGTGTTTCGAAAGACTCTGGTGCAGCGAAGGAAATCATTGACAGAATTCAAAAAATGTATTTGGAGGTTCCAGAGCATATCAAATGTGGCATATCTGATGATGCGTGGAATAAACATACAGCGGCATTTGATAATGGCTCAAAAATAATATCATTGTCCACTACACCAAATTCCGGTCGTGGGCTTTCAATCAGTTTACTATTTTGTGACGAATTAGCGTTTGTCAGGCCAAATATTCAAGAAGAATTCTGGGGTTCTATTATGCCAACACTGGCTACTGGTGGTGGATGTATAATAACATCAACTCCAAATGGCGACACCGATTTATATTCAAAATTATGTAGGGGTGCAGAATTAGGGAATAATGATTTTGCTTATATGTTTATACCGTGGAATGCTGTTCCGGGAAGAGATGAACAGTTTAAAAATGAAAGAATACGAGAAGTTGGTCAACGCCTATGGGATCAGGAGTATGAATGTAAATTCATCACAGCGTCTGGCACACTGTTTGAAGATTATGTATTACAGAAGTTAGAAGATTCTATTCACAATAAAATTCCAGTTCTAGAGATAGCTGGAGAAAAATTGTGGAAAAATATAAATCCTAAAATGACATATCTTGTCGGTTGCGACCCAGCTACAGGAACGGGACTGGATTACAGCGTTATTCAAGTCGTGGAGTTCCCATCATTAGAACAAGTTATGGAAGTAACGACCAACATTTTAGACTCTGCATCGGTGTATGCAAAAATTAAAAATATATGTAACTATATTGCAAGTTTCGGTGCTACAGTTTTCTTCTCATTTGAAAACAACGGTGTTGGTGAGGGAATAGCAGCGCTGTATCTAACCGATGAAGGCGAATTACAAGCTGGATTAATTCAGGCGGCATCAAAAAGTGATGTCAGAAAAGTTCGTGTTGGATTTTTCACGGATTTAAGAAATAAGATGAAATTTTCTTTGCGACTTAAAAAAGTAATTGAAAATGAAATATTAAAAGTAAATTCCATAGAGTTTCTGACCGAATGTAAAAGATATATTAGAACTGGACAGACATATCAAGCGCAACCGGGGGCTAACGATGACAGAGTTATGGCAATGTTAATAATATTAAGAATGATAGAACAAATGAGTGATTTCGATGATAGAGCGTATGGTATATACTATACGTTTGAGAATGTCGAGGAAAACGATTGGAAGACTTCTAATACGGAGGAAGATGAATTACCACTTCCCATGATTGCATGATAAATACATATATGGAAAATATTTTAATCGAAAAATCTACTATTCACTATTTGAAGGCTAATACTAATTTGCTTTTTGATACTCCAAGAGATCAAAAGTCAAGACAGGTATTAGTTGATAATTTGACATACATCCCGTATGTAGAAGATAAAAAATTATTGGTTACTGCAAATACACGGACAAAGTTGAATAAATATAAGACTTCGATCATGTTTGATCGTGTGACATACGTGGAACAGGATAATAGATGGAAAGTCGAAATAAAGACACGTAACGATGTGTTTTATATTTATTCGATAAAAAGAAATCGCTGGCCCGTATCAGTATCTTGTACTTGTTTAGATTTTTATTATATGTTCTCTGTTTGGAATCAAAAAGACGATTCTTTGTTCGGCGATCCACCGGAACCATATATAAAGAAGACAGATAGACCATTACGCAACCCAACGAGAGAACCGGGAGTGTGTAAACATATTTTGAGATTATCCGACGAATTAATAGGTGCCGGGGTTCTCAAATAAAAACTACATTTGACAACGCACAGAATGTAGGGCAATATAGGTAGCGTTAAGAGAAATGAATTAGACTTAATGTCCAGAATATCGGACGAGACTGCAAGAAGATAATATAGACTATAGGAGAATTATTATGAGCAGACGTACATTAGCAGATTTAAAGAAGCATATTAAAGAACAAACAGAAAAGAAATCATCATACGATAATAATCAGAGAAGTAAGGATGTATATCCATTCTGGAATATGGAAGTTGGTCAGCACGCAATAATCAGATTATTGGAAGATGCTAATCAAGATAATCCAAATATCTTTTTCGCTGAAAAATTGACACACACTTTGTCAATCGCAGGAAAAGATCGCACAATTCCTTGTTTAACACAATATGGCGAAAAGTGCCCTATTTGTGAACTTTCAAGAGTATATTACAAGCAGGAAGGCAAGCAGAGTAAGAATGGTAAGTATTATTATCGTAAGAAGTCCGCAGCAGTTCGTGTGTTAGTGTTGGAAGACCCATTACCACCTGATCCGGAAACTGGCGAAACCTTCAAGGGTAAAGTCATAAAGACTTTCATAGGCAATCAGTTGCTCAAGAAGATGATGGCGCAGATGACCGACGAGATAGACCCAATGAATAGTAATCCGTGGGATCTTGATGCCGGTAATAACTTTATCATCCGAAAGGACAAGGATGGTGAATATGCTGTTTATGATTTGAATTCCAAGTTCATTAACAGCACGAGTCCAATCCCAGAAGAGTATCGTCATTTAGTGGAAGAGCCTGTTGATTTGTCAACATACCTACCACCTAATCCCGGTTTGGATAAGGTTGAAAAACTATTGTCAGCACATCAGACGGGTGAAGATGTTGCGGAAGACGATGAAGATCATAGCGACACTCCAGCGGAACAGGAAGTTATTACACCAAAGACGGTGGAAAGTCCTAAAGTTTCAGTGGTTGAACAAGTGGCTGCTAGCGCAGTTTCACCATCTACAGAGACTGTCGTAGAAAGTGATGCGGTAGCTAAGATTAGAGATCGTTTCAAAAAGAAGTAAGATGATGTAAAAAAGCCGGGGGTTTTCATAGCCCCCGGCTTTTTCTTTTCTAAAGGAAATTAATATGAGTGCATTTCAAAAGTTTAAAACAAAAGTTTCAAAAATAGAAGGTATAGGAATGGGTGACGGTATTCCAAAGTTTTGGATAGATACTGGATCATTTGTACTTAATAAAATTATGTCAGGTAGTTATAGGAAAGGGATACCACAGGGACGTCTTACAGCCCTCGTAGGGCCATCCGGGTCAGGTAAGTCATTCGTACTAGGGAACGTGATAAAATCCGCTCAGAAGCAGGACTGTTCAGTTTTAGTGATAGATACTGAGAATGCGCTGGATTATGATTACCTGAGAGCAATCGGTGTGGATGTTGATAGAGAAGATTTCGTCAGAATCTCCGTCAATGAGGTCAATTTATGCATTAACGCAGTGAATACTATTCTCTCAATGTATCGAAATGGTGAAGCTGGTGAAGATCCAAAGAAATTATTAATATGTATTGATTCTCTAGACTTTTTGTTCATTCATAATGCATTGGATGCCTACGAAAAGACTGGTGAATTGAATAATGATCAGGGGTTGCATGCTAAGAAGTTGAAACAATTGTTAGTAACAATTATGCAGGATATTCAAGATATGCCAGTAGCCGTGGTTGCCACCAAACAGGTATACGTCGATCAGACGCCGAATGCCTACCCACCATTTAAAATGACAGAATCATTGAAGTTTCCATTCTCACAGATAGTTTTATTCTCACGTTTATTTGATAGAGATAAGACTACTCGTCAAATTGATGGTATACGTATGAAAGCTTTCGGTTGGAAAGTAAGATTTACTAAACCTTTCCAACAGGTAGAATTGACAGTTCCTTATGATACTGGTTTAGACCCATATGATGGTATATTACAAGCTGCTGAGTCTCTAGGAATAATTAAGAGAAATGGTGCGTGGTATACATATAAAGATTCTAAATTTCAATCTAGTAAGTTTAAGGACATTCAAGATCAGGTTTTGGAAGACTTGATTTTAAGAGAGCGAGAATCTCTAGTTGTGGAAATGAGCGGTGAAGAAGAATTACCAAAAGTTTCAGCAGAAGACGCTAAGAGGCAAAAATTAGAAGAACTCGCATTAAGTGATTGATTTTGATTTGATAATATGGTAAATATAGAGAGGGGTATTTACCCCTCTCTTCTTTTAAAG